ATTGGAATCAGTGCAACGCGGATTTGTTTATTCAAATTTTGAGCAAGGTCTGGCTCAAACTTGCGCATAGCTTTGAGAGTGCTATCTAACCCTTGAATTTCTACGGGCATTCTCGGCCTCTCTCGCTTCTTCTTGTAATACATCAATGATTGCGTTGAGCATCACTGCATCCATCTCGTATAACTCCTTAGGCGCGATTCCCAGTCTTACCGATAGTTTTGCTATCAAATAGACAAAGGAATCACGCTCTATGAGTTTGGGTCTGAGTCATCTAATACCTCAACTCGCGTCAATGTATCGATGAACTTCTCACCAAATAGCGGTACATCTTCTTCTTTACTGAGGCATTTCCAAGCGAGCCAATAAATATCGGATTGTTTCTGATCTTCTGCAAAGGCTTTTCCAAATCCCTTCTTTGCATAAATTTCAAACGCGTATTCGATGCTTGGTGTAATGGCGTGTTCAGATACGTCGCCGTTCGCCTTTGTGATCCTTAGTTTTGCCATTCTTTGCCCCTTTGTTATTTAGTTACCATGTACCAGTTGAGGCCACGGTCATTGCACCTGAGACGGTGAAAGTAAGGCTTTGTACTGCTACATCGCCAACCTTTCCTGCAATAGGTGTGAGTTTGTTAACGAGAATTGATCCGGTGTAAAGCGGATTCGTTGCACTAATTGTTGCAGATGAAGTAAGTGCTGCAATGGCAGTCGTTGTCTGACATATTTTGAATGCTGCCACTGTGCCAACGAGTGCGTTAAGTACTGACATGACCTGACCAGCTGAATCATCATTGAGGAAATCCACTGAAATCGTTGAAGATTCCAATCCAGCAATAAAAGCATGACCACCTGCGCCCATCGCGGTGACATCTAGTTCATCAAACTGACGATTGATTGTTATAGACGTAACGTGGTCAGTGAGATCGACGTAAGTTGATCCTGATGAGTTGATTTTAAATCCAGCATTATTTTGATAAAAAATTGCGTTTGCCATTTATTTGTCCTCGGCTTTCGTTGCTTCCGGTGTAGGGGTTGGGTCAGATGTAGCCGAGGCTCCATCCTTTGTAATCTGACCAATCTTGATCAGAAAATTAAATTGTTCACGTGATAAATCTGGACGGATGAGTTCGTCTGCCATTGTTAGCTCCAACTACTTAGGATTGAAATAGACATTTCTGCCATCAACATCTGACCAGTTTCATTTGGGCTCACTGTTGGAGCCGATACTGAACCGACTTTGATATTGATTCCAGATGCGGAAAGTTTGTTGAATACGCCAACGACCAAAGTTTCAATGTCGGCAAGGTTTCCTTGATTGTCAAAGAGCGGCACAATCATTGTGATTTTGAAATTGACCTGCGGTGCAATCGAGTTGTATTGATTGTTTTGCGGATCAATGTACGGATCATCGGGTGAGACAATTACCGAGTTGGCGATAGGGCTGGCAGGTGGAAAGGAAAAGACCTGCCAGACCCCATCATTCGATAATGCCGTTGCCAGTGTTGAACGTAATGTTGTTATCGCAGTAGTCATTAGCCGACCATGCTTCTCGGTGATGTGTATGGCGCGATGAGACCGCGTACACGACCCATCAAGGAATTACCCATGCGATAAGGAGATGGTGAGAAATCAGGGGATACGCCGCCTGCACTTGATTGCTGACGTGCCTGCCAAATATCAACGGCTAGCATCATTGCAGCTTCTCTAATTGCAGGGGTTGCACCGTATGTAGTGTCTTTTGTATCGACTCCCGATGCTTTGCCGTAAGGAACGATTTGATGGTAATTCTCATCGGCATGTGTAAGTGAAAATTGAATCATTGAATAACCGCGTGGAAACGCAAAATAATTGAATGGAAAATTGAGAAAATACGGAATGACTACTGAGCCGTTTGTATATGGATATGTGCCAGTAATTGTGCGTGAGCCGTTATATGTAGCACCGCAGCCGCTTAGGATTACAGTTTGACCAGTTACATAACTCATCGGTGATTAGATAAGAACCATGCCGATATTATTGTAAATGCCTGCACCGACAACAGGATAAGAATCAAACCAAAGATATTGATTGAGTAAATCTTCGGCAGTCTGGCAAACCTCTTCAACGATTGAATCAGCATAGAGAGTACCGATGCCGAGGTTTGCTTTGAGTTCGGCAGAGGTTACATAAGTTGCAGCCATGATGATCCTTTCTTGTAAGGACTCGGCTCCCCAAGGGCGACAGGGGAGCCGAGCGACTTATTGCCTTATTAGGCTGTCTTGTACTTACGAACACCCTTTGGCTGTAGAACAGCCGGAGCCATGTAGCCATAAATTGCGAGGTTAACGCTCATCGATGAAACGACATTGACTGAGAACATTGCAGTAGGTGATTCATAGATTGTCACTGCCTCTGGTGCAATTACGAATGCAGAGTTATCTGCACCGTTTGTTGCAACAGCATTGACATCAACGTATGCATCCAACCCCAATAAATTTCCCTTGATTGAAGATGCCTTGACATCGCCTGCGGCATTCCATGGCTGTGATGCGTTGTAAATTGGACGACCTGTTGAATCTGTGTAACCCATTACTGCGCCCCATGTACCAGTACCAAGGACAACATTCTTAGCAAAGTATGAAGTACCTGCATAAGCGGCCGCTGATTCAGCTGAAAGGAATGAAATCAATCCTGCTGAAGTAGCTGCTGTTGCAGTTGCGGCAGTACCGTTTGCAATAAGTGCTGCAATTACTGCTGCATCTGTTGCCTTGAGGTAAGCGCGCTCTAGTTGAATCATCAACTGATCCATGAAGATTGGGTCTGAACGCTCGATAAGTTCGAGTGAGATTGTCTGTTGTCCTGCATACTTTGAAACTGTGTATGAAAGATATTCAGATGTCATACCTGTGTTGCTTGGTGCTGCGGATTCCGCAGTTGCTGCAACTGTTGGAGCAGTATCTGTTGGAGTAATCAATGATGGGATATTGAGAGTCAAACCGCTTGCTGGTAGAGCAGCGCGTGAACATGCATCCACGGCAGCGCGACCAAAGTTTGTATTGGATACGAAAATGTTTGAAAGATACTGTGTTGGGTTGAACGCAGTATTAGTAGTCATTGCATCGGCAGCTGCGCGAACATAAAGTGCAGAATCGTCATCGCCGAGTTTTGCCTTGATGGAATGCAATGCATATCCACCCATTGATTGAATAGGAGAGCGCACTGTTGATGTGATGTATGGAGCAGTGGCCTTGATTGTCGGACGTGAGGCTTCGACTGTTTCGGCAGCTGGAGTCTCAGGTGTTACGGCTTCGGGAGCTTGAGTTTCCACGATTGCCTCACTTTCGGTTGTAGGTATTTCTTCGGATGTGTTTGCATCTGCCGAGCCTTCGCTGGCAGCAACTTTGGTAACTACTGCATCAGAGAATGCAGGGGATTCAACGAGTGATACTTCTTTCATAACCGCCTCTTGAACATATAACGTGCCATCTTTTGATGGCTTGGATGCAATAACTTCAACACCGATTGATAACGATGCGATAAGTCCTTCACTTGCACGGATAAGAAAATCTTGTCCAGTAGCAGATGAAGAAATTTTGAAAGACCCTGTTATTTGCTGGTCTGTTGTTTGAAAAGATTGAGCGCGGCCGATTGGATTCGTCGGATCATGTTGTGCTAGCAGTTTGATTTTTGCACTGTCGTGAATCGCAATCGAACCGCTCTCAAAGACAACTGGCCCGACTGACGTATAACCGATTTTGTTGAATGGAACAACAATGCCAGCGATAATGCGACGTTCAACATCTGCCGCTTCAATCTCACTACTAAAGTTCAGTATCATCGACTTCTCCACTTCCTTCTGGTGTCAAATCTTCCATTTCCTTTGCTTGATTAATATCAATCAATCCAAGTTCGAGTAATGTTTGAGTAACTTGCAAACGTTGCATTGGATCAACGCGTAAGAATGTTTCGTCAATGCTAAAACGCACTTCTGTGCCTCTTGGAGTCAAATCATCCATTGATAAACGACATGCAATAGCATCGATAAATGGCATCAATGTGTATGCAGCAAATTCTTTACGTTGATCTAATACGTTTTGATATGTACTAGAACGTAATTGCTCTGCATCAATCATTGTGGCCGGCACGTTGCAAGCACGGGCTAAATCAAGAGCCAAATATGCTTTTGCTTCGTT